ATAAGCGGGTCCACCCCGATCCGGCGTCATCCTCTTTTTCCACTCGCGCTTACCGCGATCCCGCACAGCCCTCTCACCTGGCATCCCAGGCAGGCCGGCGATCTCGGAGGGTTTGAACCATTCCTTCATCAGGCCGCTCATGTCGCTCGGTTCGTGCATGCCGTAGCGAGTGATTACGCCGCCCGATATTTACGAGGGTCTATGCTGGAGGCGTTGACAAGCCTGGCGCGGAGTTCTTTGCCTTTAGGGCCACTCCATCCTCCAAGAAGAGCCAGCCGGGCGCTGGTTGGATGGATGCTATTTTGTTTGCACCATTTGGTGAAGGTCGTCCCTTGGATAATAAAGCCCCCGCGCACGGCGAGATAGAGGGATTCCCCCGGGATAAACTCTTTGATTCCCTTAGCTGGTTTCGACATGATTACGCTCCTCGGTTAAGAAATGTACATATAAGAACATTCGTGCTTATTGTAAGAACATTTGTACACATGTCAACATCGTCGGAAAACAAGGCCATCGGCCACCGTTTGCAAGAGATTCGGGAAAGAAAGGGCTTGTCACAACAAGCATTCGCCGATTCGCTTCGTGTGTCGCTGCGGACCTACCAAAACTACGAACGAGGGGCTCGGGCGGTTTCGAAGGACCTGATGTGTGCCTTGATGGAACAGTACGACATAGCTCCCCTTTGGCTTCTGACCGGAAAGAAAACATCACAAAAAATCGATCTCGCCATCTTCAAAGAGATTCAACAGGCTCTACAAAGCGAGCAGAGCGAACTAAAAGGGTTAACCGCCGAAGAATTCAGCGCCTATGTGGCGACCATCTACAATGAAGTTGCGTCGATTGACGACCGTGAAGTGCAAAGGCGGATGATCACCGCCTTTATGACGATAGCCAGCCAGTCAAAGCTGAAGGAATTCATAAGACTTTCAGAGTGGCTCATCCCAAGATGGGAAACCCTGCCGCCTGAGTTGCGGCAATTTCCTGGTTTCGGCAACGTCGAGCACCTAACGAAAGATGATCTACGGAAAGAACAAGAGAGAGCCATGCAGCGGCTAGAAGAACTCGATGCGTTTCTTAAATCGTTATCTGCGCAGGGCATTAATGCCACGCAAAAGGACAGCGCCACCACGGAACCAGATGCATCTCATGCAGAGACTCCATCGAGACAGAAGAACATCAAAGATCGCGGGCATAAGGTCGCGGCCATTCGCGGTACCGCGCGTGGGGTCAGGAAGAGAAAAAGGTAAAGCGCGAGAACGGCTCCATCGTTATCAACAACGACTTTATTCAGGGTTCCCTGGGGCTGGAAAATAACCCCCCCCCGCCAAACCGCCTAGGAAGCCCCAGGAGCGCGGATCAGTATTCTTTGCCCCCGGGCCTCATTTCAAAAACGATCTCAATTTTTAAATGGGTCTCAAATGGGTATTTTGGTCGGTCTCGAACCTATCTGAGGCTCCATGATAGCCATCCGCCAGTGAGGAGCCAGTCTCCCTTGTAGCATGCGCAGAAAACGCGGATGGACCGCCCTCGATTTCTACCCAGCAAAGACCCCCGTCGCGACCGGTCTAGTTCTTCTTATAGTCTTCTTCATTCTGGCCCAAGCGCATTACTACCAGCACGTCTTTTGCCTGCGTTCTGACTGAAGCACTTCAGTATTGTCGGAATCTAGGACGCCGCATAACGTGCCCCTTGATGCACTTCATAGGCATGATCGTTACTTTACTGCACCGCCGCCCAATTATTGGCGTGCAGTGCTCGCTGGCCATCGCGGTGAAACCATGAAGCTCATGCCTGACGATCTGCCGGAGTCGCTGCGCGAGGTCATGGACCTCATCGGCCTGCAGGCGGCATTCAGACTGGTCGAGCATTTCGGCGGCGCGATCGCCGTGTACGTGCCACACCAGATCGAGGCCGATCACCAATTGGCGGTTGCGTTGGGTCTGCCCGCCGCGCGCAAGCTCGCCGTCCACTACGGCGGCGATGAACTGCGTAACATTCCACGCTGCGCTTTTGGGCTGCGGCGCATCCGCAACGCTGAAATCGACCGCCGCCGTCGCGCAGGCGAGTCCGCACTGAATCTCGCGCGCGCATTCGGCCTCACCGAACGCCGGGTCAGGACGATCCTCAGCGAAGCGCGCGACCGCACGGATGATAAATAGGCGGCGCGGACGAATTAACGAGGCTGTCAAAGACTTATAAACCATCGATCAACAGGAGCGAATCATGACCAAAACTGCACATGTTGTTTCTGCCCCAATCTCCACCCTTCACGAGAAACTCGATCGCCGCACAAAGCTGCAACAGCGCATCGATGAAGCCCGGCTGGAGATCAATTATGTCAGCGATGACTTAGGAAGGAAGGAACGCGCGGTGCGCGAACTGGACAATGAAATCGCCGGCTACAAACAGGGCGCCGAATCCAATAACGAATTTGAAGCCACCCGCTATCGTACACGGCTTCAGGGGGCGCGTGAACGGTATGAGAGCGCGCGGACAGAACTGAAAGCAGCGCAAGAAAAATTCTCGGAATTGAACGACGAAATCACTCAACTGGAACGTGAGCTGGCGGATTTGCGCGACGGGAACGGTACTGACTTCACAGAAATTTTGGACCTTCAGCGTCAAATCGAGACGGCGCAGACCGAAATTGCGCGCATCGAATCATCCCTGGAAGAACAGCGCCGCATTCTCGCCGAGGCACAAGCGCGCATGCAGCCAAAGGATGACTTTAGCTCGCAGCGCGACGACCTGGCCGCCAAGGTCGCCCTTGGGCATGAGCAAGAAAAAAGTCTCAAAGAACTCGACGCCAAAATCGCAGAGCATCAACAGACGGTAGATCGTGAGATCGCTGAGGCATTGCCGATGGCCGAAGAGGCGCAATCCGTCATCGCGGGCCTGGAGCGCAAGCTCGAAGCAGCTCGTAACGCGCTATCCGAGCTTGAAGCGAAGCATGCTCCTGCGCTCGCGATGTTTTACAACTCTGTGGCTGAGGTCGAGGGTACTCGATATCTTGAGCTTGCCCGCAAGCTGCATGATTGCTACCTCAAACTGACGGCCCTCAACACGCTGCGCGGTGGCAATGCGCTCTTGTCCTACAACCATAGCCGGATGCTGATCCCGTCCTTCCGTCTGAAGGCACACGAAGGAGCTGGACATCCGAGAGAACAATGGACGCTGTTCTCGGCGCAATACGCCGATTTCGAAGCCGCGCGTAAGAAGCTGCAGGAAGACTTCCGCAGCCGCGGCATAAATCTTTGAAGGTTTTCATCGTGGGCCAAGTTCGGCGGGGTGCCGGTGACCGTAAGGCCCGGCAGGCTGGTTAGTGCCTCGGAAGGCCCCGCCACCTTTTTCCGATTCACGGCCTCGGTCTGAGGTTACCTTGAGCGTGCACTACGCGCGCGGAATGGCTACTGCATCCGCGTGTGCTGTATCACCCAGCGATCGGTGGATTTCGTTGGGTGCCGTCGGTGCAGGTAGGCGGGGCGGCCGGTGTCCGCAAGGCCCGGTGCGCTTCCTGGCGTAGATTAGCCCCGCCTATTTTTCTGTTTTAGTCACGAGGTGACACATGGTCATTAACGACATCAGCGGGAGCGATCAAGAGGCGCTGCGTATTGTCCGCGAAAAAATCGCCGCGGCACGGGCCGAAGTCGAGCAGTGCGAGGCGACTCTGCGAGAGTATGAAACGGCGCTTAAAGCCAGCCTTAAGCCCACGGTAAAGATGCTGTTAAAGCAACGGAAGATACCCCGGTTGCGCCGCAGTCTGGTTAAGCTGAAAAACGCGTTAGCCCTCGCCGAGTGTGCGGAGCGCGAATTACTTGATCAAATCTCCAGCTCACGGCCAGAGGTCGCGGCGAGGGAACAAACATGAGTGGCCTAGTGCTTAAGTTCACTATCGAAGCTATCGATAAGGCCACGGCGCCGGTCCGCAGGATCAACAATATGATCGGGCGCATCACCGCACCGGTGCGCAAAGTGCAAGCCTCGATCCGCTCACTCGGCATCGAGTCCGGCCTGCCCCGCATCGCCGCCGCGGCGGGCGTAGTTCACGACCGATTCAGCAAGCTCACGAATACCCTGCGCGGCCTGCGCAACGGTTTCTTTTATGTCGCCGCTGCCGCCACGGCCGCGCTCTATCCGATGAAGCGCACGATCGACGATCTCTCCGAGATCAACGATATCGCCGCCTCGTTCGGGATCTCGGCGCGCGAGCTGCAGCGCCTGACCGCTTCCCTGACACTCGACGGATCGAGCATCAGAGATGCAGCGCAATCGCTCAAGTTCCTGCAGCAAAACGCCGTCGCCGCGCTCACCGGCAGCGAGGAGATGGAGACCTGGTTCCACCGCGCCGGCATCTCGGCCGAGTTCCTGAGCAAGAATCTCAAGGACCCGAAGGCGCTGCTCTATGCGTTTGCCGATGGACTCCAACGCATCGAGACGCCGGCAGTGCGCGTTGCGATCGCCAATGCGGTGCTCGGCAAGAGCAGCGCGCGCGTCCTGCAGACGCTGTCGCGCGGGTCGCAGGAGATCAAGCGCCAGGGCGACGAGGCCGAACGGCTCGGCCGGATACTGGATGACAAGACCATTGCCGCGATGGACGCGGCCGGCGACTCGATCCTGACAATGCAGCAGACCATCGGCGGTCTGACGGCTGTCATCACCGCCGCGGCGCTGCCGGTTATCGGGAAAATCACAAACGGCGTGGTCGGTTGGGTCCAGGCGAACCGCGCGCTCATCGACACGCGCGCGACGCAGTTCTTCCAGGAACTGCTCGTGCGGCTGCCAGCGATCTGGGACGGCATGAAAAAAACCGGCGCCGCCATCTACGACATCGTGAGCGCGGTCAATTCCGTGGTGCAGGTATTCGGCGGCTGGGGCACCGCTATCAAGATTGTGGCCGGTATCATCGCCACGAATCTGCTCGTGCAAGTCGCGATGTTGGTCAAGGCATTGCTGAGTTTCAACCTCGTGCTAGCTGCAACTCCCATCGGTTGGTTTATCGCCGGTGTGGCGGCTGTCGCTGGCATCGCTTATCTGCTCATCAAAAACTGGAAGTTCGTTAAGACGTTCTTCCTAGACCTGATAAATGCAGTGTTTTGGCCCTTAATAAAAGTGCTGGAAATCGTGCACGGACTCCTGCCCAAGAGCATCAGTGCCGGCACCGCCTTCGGGCGCGGCCTGGGCGCGAGTCTCGATTGGGTCAACGGGCGCTCGACTAGCCCGGTATTTGGTACTGGAGGCATGGCCAGCGGCAGGCCGACGGTGGCCTCGCCATTCGCCGGCGGCGGCCGTGACAGTGTCGCTCAAACATTGGACGGCGAGATCAGAATCAAGATCGACAGCGAAGGCAAACCGCAACTGACGATGCTCAAGAGCAATAATCGGGGCGTGGATTTCAGCGTGGATATGGGCCGCACGCTGTCTATTCAATAACGGACGAGTGAGAGAACGGGCGATGCCTGGCGTGGATCTCAGCGTTAACGGCAAGATTTATCGCGGATGGAAGTCCGTGCGCGTGGAGCGTTCGATCGAGAACGTGAGCGGATCGTTCGAGACTGGCACCTCCGAACGCTTGCTGTCCAATGATTGGGTGTCGGGATTCGACGAAGGGCTACCGGTAGATGTTGGCAACGAATGCACGCTCGCTGTCGATGGCACGCCTCTTGTTACCGGCTACGTGGATGACATCGCCCGCGAGATCGATGCCTCTGCGCATGCAATATCGATCAGCGGCCGCGACAAGACCGGCGACCTGGTTGACTGCTCCGCGGTCTATGGATCTGGCAGTTTCCATAATGTCGATCTACCGCAAATAGCGCAGGCGCTCCTTAAGCCGTTCAAGATTGGAATCTTCGTAAATACCGACACCGGCGCGCGGTTCCGAAAAGCAAAAATCGAACCCGGCGAGAGCGTCTTCGAACTCTTGGACCGCTTGGCGCGCCATCGCGGCGTGCTGCTCACGACCGATGGCCGGGGCAATCTTGTCATTACGCGCGCCGGGGTCGGTTTAAGCGCGGAAGACACCAATCTTAAACTGACCAGGATCAAAAGCCCGCTAGTCCTGGGCGATAACATCTTGAGTATGCGGATCGAGAGAAGCCAGCGCGACCGTTACAGCGAGTACACCGTCAAAGGCCAAATCCCGCTCAATGAAAACATCACCCCAGTGTACAACGATACGCTGAAAGGAGTCGTAAAGAACGAAACCATCGCCCGATATCGCCCCTTGGTTCTTGTCGCAGAGCTGCCAGATTACAAAGCCAGTTTCAAACTGCGCGCGGAGTGGGAGCGCAACGTGCGCGAGGGTCGGTCAACGCGCATCATCGTGACGGTGCAGGGTTGGCAACACGCAGATGGCTTCTGGACGCCGAACCGCATCGTCCATCTCATAGCCAAACCGCTGGGGATCGAGGGTGGCGATCTGCTCATCGTCTCCGTGACGTACACCCTTGATGAAAACGGAACGCGAACCGAGCTGTCGCTCACCTGGCCGTGGGCATTCGATCCATTACCGACGCCCGAGAAGGAGTTTCGGATTTCATGAGGGCGTTCAGCAAACTTCTCGCGCCACTTGCGCGGCGACTGCGCTTAATGATTGGTCGCTCGACCATCACTTTGACCAACGATAATAAGAAACTGCAAGAGTTGCAGGTTACTATCCTGAGCGATGATGTCGGCGACGAGATCGAGCGGTTTCAAGAATACGGGTTCACGTCCCGCCCGAAATCCGGCGCCGAGGCGATCATCTTGTGTGTGGGCGGCAGCCGCGCTCACGCGATCGCCGTGGCCGTCGATGACCGACGTTACCGCCTGAAGCCGCTCGCCGAGGGTGAAGTCGCGCTCTATACAGACGAAGGCGACTACATCCATTTCAAGCGCGGTCACGTGATCGAGGTCATGGCCGGCGCGAAAGTGAAGGTCACCGCGCCCGAGGTCGAGGTCATCGCGAGCACCAAGGTCACGCTGGACACGCCGCTTACGCACGTGACGGGCGCGCTGCAGGTGGACGGCACAGCGGCCGTGACGGGCGCGCTGTCGTCCGCGACCTCCGTGGCGGACCCGAACGGTACGATGCAGGCGATGCGGAACATCTACAACACGCACACGCACCCCGAGAATGACAACGGCGGGCCGACAGCCGCGCCGAATCAACCCATGTAGGCATGAGGCGCGCGACATCCAACGTCAGGGGGCGACTTTAATTAAACCAAACATGCATGAGGAGCCGCGAATGAAATCACTGCTGAAGTTTCTTGGCCTGGATGAGAACGCAACCGAGGAGCAAGCTATCGCGGCGCTCAGAGCCCGCGACGCGAGATTCGCCGAGAGGGAGCAGGCTGTCGGCTACCTTGATTTCGCATCCCACTGCCCGACGAGACAATCATCAATTTCGGCGAGAACAGCCGACCCAACCACGACGACAACTCGGCAGTCAATTTCGCCACACCACCTGGTTATGGCGTCGATCCAGCGCGGCTAGAACTGCACAACAAGGCGCTCGCTTGGCAGCACGCACACCCCGGCACGAGCTATGACACCGCGATCGCGCGAGTACAAGAAGAATCGCGCGCGATAGAGTAGAGTGGAACCGAACGGGACTTATAAGGGGTTTAAGATGCGTTACTGGCTTCTTACGTCGCTTCTTCTGGTCTTCTTTGCGCCTGCCCAGGCGGAGATCACCGCTAAGGACTTCGACCTCAAGGAATGCCACTGGCGGCATTCACTTGATTCGCGCGATTGCGAGAGCCACCGAAACGACCCCGCCGCGTTTAAGAAGTACATCGCTTATCTGAACTCTCTGCCTGGCAGGACAGACCTCGACAAGATGACTGAGGACGTGCGGAGGTTCTGCAAACAGAAAGGCTACCGAGGTGGAGCGCCGGGCGAACGCATTCAGATCGTGGACTATTGCTCAACCCTCGACGGGTTCTACCCGGAACCGATTAACGTCATCCGCTCGACGGAGGGCGAGACTTTGGTCTTTAGGAAGGGTTTCAATCTGCTCTATGTAGACCGGCAGTCCGGGGTGATCAAGCAGGTAGTCACGAGCAGGTAGCCCGCCAAACACCGGCCCGCCCGTCCCCGTGAGTGGGGAGCGAGGACCCTCTCACAATCTGCACTTATCCCCCATTTCCCCCATTTAACTGGCCCATA